GAGCCGCCGCAGCCGCAGCAGCCGGAGCCGCCGCAGCCGCAGCAGCCGGATGCGACGGTTGAGGCTGCTCAGGGAAGGCAGGCCGCACGAACGGCGCGTCGAAATGCCGATAATCAGGGAGGGGGGGCTTTGTTTGGCGAATCTCTCCCACCGAGTCTCGCTAATGGCGACAAAAAAGACCCACAAGCAATTTTAGACACGCCTTTTGCCGAATTGGCCCGAGAACTTGGTTCGATGAGTGCAGCAACGAATGCTCGCCTTGAGGCAACGAAGGCACTTAGGGGTGGAGATATGAAGCAAGCATCCGACTCCGACCTTTCCCTTCTCCCCATCGGAATGAGAAACGCGCTACTCAAACAGAATGCTCCTGTGCAAGACGACACGAACTTCTCGCTCCTACCTCGTGGTTGGAACGAGGGTGATCTCCAATGAGCGGCGAGGCCGTTCTCCAATTGGCGAACAAAGTCGATTGGGAAATGGGCCGCCGTTCATTCAAGTTCTTTTTTGAGGAAATATGCGGGAAGGACGACGGCTACCAGTTGGCAGACTTTCATGAAGAATGGTTCAATCTCTCCGAGAGCCACAACAAAACTTGCGTGATTGCATCCCGCGACCACGGAAAATCCGTGTTTTACCGCGTCTACCTTTTGTGGAAAATGGCGTATAACCCCGGAACGGAAGTCCTGTTCTTTTCCCACAGTCAGCATCAGTCTATCGACCACATGGCGAAGATGGACGAATTGATCATGTCCACGCCTGTTCTCGCACACCTAAAGCCCTCGCGTGGGTGGGCGAAGCAGAAGTTCAAGATGACGAACAAATCCTCGATTTCTGCTATGTCGGTCGGAAAGGCAGTGCGTGGTGCTCACCCCGACATCGTGGTGCTTGACGACATTCTGTCGTCCGAAGCATCCACGCAATTGGCCCACATCGCTTCATGGTTTTACACCGCTCTCCTGCCCGTGCTTCACCACACTGCGCAAATGTGCATTGTCGGCACACCCTTCTCTTACACCGACCTTTACCAAGAACTGAAGACGCTCAAGGGGTATATGGTCAAGGAATATCCCGCTATCAGTGAGCAGACTGGCGATCCGCTTTGGCCCGAACGATGGAGCCTTGAGGCTCTTCAGGCCCGACGTAGCGAAATGACTTCTATTGCGTTCACGCGCGAATACCTGTGTCGTCCAATCGCCAGTGACGCGAGCCTGTTCCCCGAAGATATGGTGGAGCCATGCAAGGACACGTCGTGGGCATTTCAATTCGACCCCTACGCAATTCCCGAGGAAGACCGTGAGGAAGTGAATTATTACATCGGTTGGGACCCTGCTATCAGCCCCGATCGCTCCGCTGACTACACCTGCATGGTCGTGCTCGCCGTGGATGAGAACAAGCACAAGCGTGTGGTGTGGATGCACCGCGAGAAGGGCATGGATTTCAGTTCGCAAATTGATAAAATCATTGAATTAAATACACGGTATAATCCCGTGATTATCGAACTTGAAACGAACAATTTCGCCCAAGCATTTCATCAGGTGCTAAAGGAAATCAGCGACCTTCCCGTTAAGCCGTTCACCATGAGTCGCATGAAGAAGGAAGCCGTCATCCACACGCTGCAATTGCACTTTGAGCAACGGCATTTGATTCTCCCCTACAAAGACGACGGGGCTACGCGCCGCCTTATGGACGTGCTCACGAACGAATTGTCCATGTTCACAATGCTCCCGAACGGGAAGATGGAATCGCTCGGAAAACACGACGACACCGTTATGGCCCTCGCCCTCTCAGTGCAGGCCACGAAGGAGTTCAAAGACGCCATCGTGGTGCTTGACGGATCCGAATGGACGCGACGTTTGGGGTGGGCAGCATGAGGGTAGAAGTGTCTGCGTCAAATATGGGAATGTTGCTGAAATTGATGGGTGCAAACCCGCTAACGCAGGCTGCGGACACCAAAGTGCAAACCAAACGGAAAGAATTGGAAGAGGCTGAGCGGGAGCAGGAGCAGGCTCAGGCACAAACACCCGCCGACGCTATGCCGCCCGAGGCTACCGCCGGTTCGCAAATCACTGGCTTAACGGGCAACGCAAACGAAGGCATTCCGACGGAACAACCGGGCACAACCGCAACCCCGCGCGTGCAAGTGTCCAAGACCTTCTTCATTGACAATTTCGGCACAGACGGCCAATCCATCATCAAAATTATGGAAGAGAACGGCGAAGGGGACATGGTGCCTCGCCTGCTCAATTTGTTGAAGCAGGAGCAGGACGCCATTCTTTCTGATTTTGATTGGTGGAAGACGGAAGATTGGAGCCATATTTCCGTCCGTGACCAAGACTTCACTATGCTCGCGCAGCACCCTGACCGTTTGGAATTGCCGTTCAGAAAAGCAGTGGCAGCCTCTCGTCGGGCACAAACGACTGAAGAACGAGAGGACGTATGGAAGGAATGGGGCGATAGGTTGAGCGCAGAATCACGCCTTAGCCGCCGTGAGCGCGGCATTCTCGCAAAGGCTGCGGATCTGATTGCTGCATACGGTGATATGAACGTGCAAACCATGACTTCCCATGGCCTCCAAGGCACGTCGGCGGAAATATCCGCGCTCATCAAATCCCACGGCTTCCTTTACGACATTCATAACGTCGGCAAGGGTCGTCGGTCTGACGACCGCTCGTTCTACTATGGTCGCACCAAACCACCCATCCTGCTCAAGACGGTGGACAGGTTTATCGCCAACTTGTGGGACATGGATGGTGAAATCGGCATGACGCCGCTCAATGCTCCCCGCTTGATTCTGCCTTTCGACTCAAAGCGTGGGCCGGATTATGCCGACGTGTTGAAGCACACATTGGGCGTGGGCAACATCATGTGGGAGGGCGAGCAGTTCGTCATTGAGGGCGACCGCGCGGTCTTGAAAGCCTGCGAAGTGGCCCTCCCGCACCTCAACAATGCAAAGCCCGAAGCCAACCTATTGCTTCGTTGTGCAAATGGCGACGAATGGGCGGGTCGCTACATCGCTTATCACACGGCAGGGCCTCACACCCAAGTGTCCCTGCTCAAGTCGTGGGGCGTCAGCGAAGACGAACTCATGGAGAGGGGGCTAAACAATGGTGAATGAGAAGAAGCGGGTTGATCGTCTCTTTGCCGCAATTGGCGTAGACATGGAGCGGCACGAAACGCCGACTCCGCAAATGCCCCTGTTCACCACTGGTGTGCAGGAACCGGCGTTGCTTCAGGGCATCACCATTCCCGCACTTTATGCGGCTTCATACGAATGCCTCGTTCTGCGCTCGATTCTCAACCACTTGGCAACGGAGACGTTCAGGAAAGGTTGGCAGTGGCGAGCGAAGTTCGTCAAGAAGTGTCGTGAATGTGAGAATGAGCACAAGCGTGACGTGGACAATTGCATGAAGTGTGGTGGTGAAGTGCGTGGAGCCGATGATGGGCAATTGGAATACGCCAATGCCCTGCTCAATGAAGACAACAGAATGGGTCAGTCTTTCCTTGAAGTCATGCGCGAAGTGGAAATGGACCTCAACATTGTGGACGACGCATACATCATTCTCACCAAGGAATACTTCGTCGATCCGAACACGGGGAAGCCGCAGTTCTACCGCATCAAGGAAATTACCCGCGCTGACCCCATCTTCATGCGCATTGTTGCGGACAAGCGTGGCGTCAAGGGTGGAAAGCAATACACGAGTCTGCTCGATAGGTCGTTCCGCACAAGCGACAAGGACGAGAAGTGCCCGAAGACTGGTCTCCCCGTCGTCCCTATCCACTACATGAATCTCGCAGGTGTTGGTTCGGGTCAGGTCTACACCGAGGGCGAAGTCATTCATTTGAGCAAATGGTCGCCGTCTAAACTGTATGGGCGTTCGCCTGTGGCGACCCTGTGGCGTCAGGTGAACACGCTAATCGCCATGGACAATTATGTGTATGCGGCGTATCAGAAGCGACGTATGCCTCGCGGTGTTATGGTTATCAAGTCGTCCAACCTTGAAACGGTCGAGCGCACGGCTCGCAACATTCAGGAGCATTTGGAGCGCGACCCACAATACATCCCCACAGTTGGTGTCGAAACGGAGAGCGGTCGCGGTGGTTTGGAATACGTTCGCATGATGGACACGTTGGAGGAACTGCAATACATCCCAATTAAGGACGACATTCGGCAGCGCATCTCGTCCTTTTACGGTGTGTCGAACGTCTTCATGAACGACGTGAGCGGCGGTGGCCTGAACAACGAGGGTATGCAAATTGTCGTCACAAACCGCGCTCTTGCAGCCAGTCAGAACGTCTACAACGGGCGTCTGTTCCCTCTTCTTCTCGCCGCATTTCAAATTGATGAATGGGAAATGACCCTGAAGCCGCACGAGGAAGAGGACGACATCATGCAGATGCGCCGCGACGAAATGGCGATTCGCAATATGCTGCAAATGAAGCAGGCGGGCTATGACGCGCGGCTGCGTGACGATGATGGCTACCTCCAATTCGACTACAAGGAGGCACCTCCCCCACCTCCCCAAATGGGGCCGGGTCCTGAAGGCGGTCCTGCGCCACCGGGCGGTGGACCAGTGCAAACGAGCGATTGGCTCCCCGTGCTTACGGCAGACGACCTCGTAAAGCGCATTGTGACTGATGCCGTCCACGGCGCAGTGCCGGTTCCCGAAGCACTGACGACCACGAACGGAACAGACCTTACGCCCCTGCGTCGTCAGGGATATGCCCAATTGGGGCTCAATAGCCGCCGTAGTGCGGGCCAATCACCTGACCGCGTGAACCGCTTTGAGGGTGAACATCACATGAGTCAAACGGTGCAGGATCGGCGTGATTCCGAAAAGTCCCCCGAAGAACGCAACGTGGACGAGCGTTTGAATAATATGGACCGTAGAATGGGCTTTTGAAGACGGAACCTTCATGTGCAATAGTGGCTTCCCAAGGATTGGTTGAGATGACAGAAGGCTTCCTTGACTTCGGCTTGATTCAGAAGATGGACCCCATGGCGCGTCGTGCCGTTGCGAGCATGGAGGCCATGCAGCAAGCAATTGCGCACAACAACATGGACGACGTAGCAAAGCACCTTGAGGCAGCGAAGAACGCCCTGTCGGTGCTTGAAGGAGACCTCAGCCTCGCAAAGTCATTTGCGGCCACGGCGGCCATCTCCAAGAGCGACGATGGGGTGCTTGGCGACGGACAGGTTCTCGGCAACGTGGCGGTTCACAAGAACACCGTCAGCGATTATGACGGCACCGAAGGCGCGACCGTTCTCGGCGTGTCCCGCCTCGGTCGCTCCACGACCTTTTGGCGACCTCAGCGGGAGTGATTTACGGTGTATCGTGGGAGCCCCTCTATTGCGGACCGCATGAGGACCCTCGCCATTATGTCCGACATTCGCAAGGCTGACGATCAGGGGACGGGACAGTTAGCCTCCCTGCCCGGTCAAGTCACCCCTCCGGCCCCCCCTTCACCTCCCCCCGCAGCCGGTCCCTCACCCGCGGACATGGATGCTTTGATGCAATCAGGGAAGGTCTACGGTTCGTCCAAGGAAGCGTTGGCTGACGTTGAGCAGCGGCTTACAGATATTGCCACCGACCTCACCGCGCACATCGGAACCATCGGTCAATCCCGCTACACTGAGGACCTCGACGGCGAAACGGTTCTCGGCCACGCTCAGTCGCTCATGGCCCTGCGTCAGCGGGTCGAGGATCTGCGCAACATGTGCGAAGTCATTCGCCTGCGAGATGCACCAATGGTGCAGCACATGCCCGGAATGGAAATGGGCGGCGGTATGCCCGGTATGCCCGGTCCCGGTTCCCTGTCGAACATGCCCGCGCCCGGACCGGCAGGTATGCCTCCGGGGGCTATGCCAATGCCGGGACCTATGATGGGGGGCATGTGAAGTGACTGAAGAATTGAGCGTCGGTGAGGCTACGACTGAACTGCTCAAGGAATTGACCGACGAAATCCGTCGCCTCAATTCTCGCATTGAATCCCTTGAAAGACGCGAAGCGGTGCTCGTCAAGGCTATGGACGATCCGGCTACTCTTATGCAAAAGGCAGGTTGGCTTCGGGCTATGACCCCGCTTGCTGAAGAAACCTTTGACCCGCTTCAGCGCGACTTTTCAGACGGACCGGCATTTACCTCAGCATTCAACAGTGGCGACGGTGCTCTCATCTCCAAGAGTCACGACGAACGACTCCGCGAATGGCAGGAAGCGGAAGCGTCTATGCCCACAAAAATTAGCCCGTCAAGTCGCAATTACAGGTGATTGAACATGCAACCCCGTTGGCACGAACCAAGCAACACGCCCGAAGGTGAACTTCTCGCTATTGTGAAGAGCCTTGAAGAAGCGGTCCTTGGGAGGGATAGCGTGATGAAATACCAACAGGAGAGTTCGGTTGAAAACGCATCTCCGCAATTCATGGATCATTCGGGCGGCACGCCTGTGGAAGCACACCCATTTCAGACCAACGGTATGATTCCCGCCTTCACTGACGTAGCACCCGAACGCTCTCCTATCAGCGAGAAGGCGAAGATTTTCGCCTTCGCCAAGACTGGCTATGATGAGACGGGCACGGGCCTTCACATGCAATTGAGCGACGGTGGCGACAGGAAAGACGGGAATTGGAACATCGCGCCAGTGGAAGAATTGCTTACCACGCTCAACAAGAGCGGTGGTGATTCCGGCCTGCTGAGCGAAATTGCTGACCTCGTGGAGAAAATCGCTACCCAAGCCTGACGGGGGCGATGAAATGAACCGCGATGAGTTCGTGCGAATCCGCACTGATTCCCTCGTTGCATTTCACACTAAAGTGGATTTTGACCCCTCAGACTTTCTGAAGGCCGCAGCGGCATTCTATGCCGACGGTCGGGCCGTCGAGAAGCAGGACGCTATGCTCATGGGAATGTTCCCCGCCATGGAGCAGGGGCCATACCGAATGCAGGATCTCGACAAACCATCCATTGTCAGCAATCTCAACCTGCCCGTGGGAGGCTATGACGACTACATCGCGGGTCAGCGGCGGTTCACTACGAACTACGCAGAAGATTGGCCGCAGGCCCACGACGAAAACCCATTCGGAAAGCGACACCCTCTTTCGTGGGAAAACGCCACCATGCCCCTTCTCCAAGGTGCGCAGTGGGGCGAGCCCCACTTCGTGGAGCATTTGCTCTATCTCATCAACGAGGACGAAGACGGGCACATGCTTCTGAACACTATGCAGGAAATGGAGCGGCGTGGTGTCGTTCCTCGTGAGATGGAAGAACTTCTCGGTCGCCCATCCGAGTCCCTTCTCGATTTATACATGACGGACAGGGACAGGCATAATTTCCTGAGCGACGACGAATACCGTGAGCGCAAAATGCGAGAATGGGGCGCGTCCATTGAGAAGGAAAAAGGTGTTGTGAAGAGCATGAGTCGGCTCGGCCTCCTGTCCTATTTGTTCGGGCTTGAATGGCAGACGCCTGAGCAGCGCATGGCCTTCATGGACATTCTCAAGGAGATGGGAAGCGCGGAGGGCGGGGACTCACCCGAAGCACGCCGCTTGATGAATGCCATGAAGGCCGGTGCGGGCATTTCGTGGGATAGGGCGAAGCGGAATTGGTTTGAGCGGACAATGCCTCTCGCTCGTTGGTGGGAACGTCCCTCGGATCGGCACGGCCCAATTTCACCTGACCCTATGGAGGGCCTGCATCATTTCAAGTCCCCATACGTCAATGACGAGGGAGCCATCATCCCCTCGCACACACACCATTGGTGGGAGCCATACCAGTGGTGGGGCGGGGTTGGACGTGACGCCAATTCCCTGCGTCAGATAATGGTTGATTCATACCCTGCCGCATTCCGTGGTTGGCTTGGTGATGAACTCATGTCGTTCATGGTGAGCAGGGAGCACCCTCTCAGTGACGCTGAGGATTCATACCACGGCAGCGGCTCGTCATTCTTCCCCAAAACCGCAAATCACCCTGACCTGCAAATGCACCCACACCGCCCCGCTATTGCGACGGGGTGGGAAGCAGGTTCCGAGCACCCGCGAGTGCGCTCGTTCAATCGTCGCCGTGGTCTTTGGTCCACCGTTGCGCACGGGCAGCATATGCACCCGAGCGAAGTGAGGGGGTCCGAAGGGCGAATGGTTATCCCGTCCATGGCCCTTACGCAGCAGCCTCTCGGGCGCATTGTGTCGGCTCACACCGACATGGGCGCACCACGCATTGGTCCCACCCGCGAGCGACACCCCGGTGACGAAGCATTTCACGACTACCACAACGCTCATTTCTCGCAAATGGACGGGCACCTCGGCACCGTTATGCAGGAAATGGCTCGCAGCATTATGGAGCGTTATGGGGGGGATGTGTTCAACACCATGCCGTCCAATTTGATGGCGAACACGATTAACCGAGGCAACATGCAGCAATTGGCCCAAGCGGCGAATTACCAATTGATGCGAGGCAACAACCCAAACACAACGACGTTCGCCCCTATGATGGTGGGCGGGGGTATTGCGCCGCAACAGGCCAACATTGGTCCAATTCACCCTGATTCAGAAGCCACTGCTCCACCCGTCTATTTGTCCGGCGACATGGACGCTTGGGGGCATGAAATGCCTGCTACCCTCGCATGGAAGTGGGACAGGGATGCGAACGGCATTCGCTTTGATGTGAAGAAGCAACCATTCACGACCATTCAGAAAACCGTTCACGGTGGGCATTTGGGCGCGGTCGATCCTACACACGCACAACGCCCTATTGCGCCGAAAGAGCGGGATGCGCCCGCCATGTTTGTCACTAACGTCATGGGACACCCACCAGTTATCAGCGGGGACATTTGGAAGGCCGATGATTACGAACCGACAGGTGTGTTTGAAACGGCAATTGTGCCTGCTCACACCATTTACAAACTGGATGACCTCAAGGAATTGCGTGGCTTTAGTGGACAATGGGTCATCCAAAAGAAGCCGGAAGGAAAGCGCGTCATTGTTGAGCGCAAAGGCTCCAAGGTCATAGCAAAGGATGCGAAAGGAAAGGAAGTGAAATTGTCCGACGTAATCAAAGAGGCCGTCTGTGAGCAAATGGGAGATTGCACCTTTGACGCAGTGCTTCAAGGAAAGCACCTTCGTGCTTTCGATTTGCTCGTCCACAAGGGCGACGACATTCACATGGAGCCGTTGGAGGATCGGCTGCAAATCTTGCGGACAATGTATTCGACCAACGACGCCCTTTCATTTCCCATGCCTCTTGACACCAAGTTCACGGATGATGAAGGACTGAAGGACGTTGCCTCCACAATCAAAGGGGACATGTGGATTCGTGATGCGAAGTCCACATTTGCTAAGGGGAAAGAAGCGCACCATCTTTGGACGCTTTATGCTCCCGACGACACCCACGGCATCACCAAAGGAACAACCCTGCCTTTTGTGGTGAATCGTGGAACTCACGTCGCTTTGGAATACCCCGGACACAACGTGCCTCTTTTGGTGAAGGGCGAATGGGACGGGGTGGGGCTCGATATTGTGAGCATTGAACCCGAAGGCCCCCTGTCCCGCCATGCGTGGAAGCAGGCTTGGTTGTGGGGTCCGGTGGCGGTGAATCTGATTGAGAAGGGAATGGCCGAGGCCAGTCCATACCCACCGCTTCTCCGCACTGCCGATACCTTCCTGTTCAGACGCGCTTCGTTGCTTGAGCCCGATGGTGAAGAAGATCCGACGGCGGTTGCCCTTGTCCACGCAAAACGCCACATCAGCGCGGAAGATAAGGCACTGAGCACGGAGGAATTGACTGAAAAAATCGAAGGTCTCACGTCGCAAATGCTCGATCGCTACGCTGAGGAATATGGCCTTGAGCGCACTGAGGATGGGCGTTGGACCGTCAATGAAGCAATTGACGATGATACGGTCGAAACAAAGGCGGGGACAACGCTCGCTGCTATTAGTGGCTCAATCACTGGTGGTGGTTGGAATGGCCTCATGGATATGCTAACCGCGCCTCGTGGTCCCACCACGCTTACAGACGACGAGGGTATTCCCATGTTCGACCCTGCGGAATTGAACACGGGTGAAATGCCGGAAATGCCTAACCATGTGCGAATCAGCACAAAGGATGGAGTCGGTGAGGAAATCGAAGGTGAACTTGAGGTTGAGGGCGCACGGGCTACCCTGCGCTTTCCCCGCAAAACGCGAGCAGAAATGAAGGACGAGGGCGAAGTCGTGGTCGAACAGGACGCCGACGAAGCCCCCGACTTGCCCATAAACGGTTAAATACCATTTCACGAAGTGAAGTGTTTTGATGGCAACCGCCGCGACATGGACCGCCACTGGAGCGGACTTCATTCTGAAGTCTGTTTCCGCCGATGGCGGCATGGTGATCGCGGGCTACGCCTCCGTGGACATGGTGGACAAGCAGGGCGACCGAATCCCTGTGTCTGCTCTCAAGAAGGCGTTCGGCGGCTTCATGGAAAACCCCTCCTACCGCAACGTGCAATTGGCGCACAGTGGTATTCAGGTTGGCGAAGTCCTCCCCTCCTACACGGATAGTGAAGGACGTGTGTGGAAGTCCGAAGTGGACGACCACGGCCTCTTTGTCGTTTGCCGCATCCGCGACGACATCGAGAAGGCACGCGAAGTGCAAAACCAAATCCGCAGTGGCGAACTGCGGGCATTCTCCATCGGGGGCCAAGCCCTGTTCCGCGTGAACAAGAGCACCCCCGAACACGGAGCGCACAGGGAGATTACCAACATGGAACTCCATGAAATCACCCTGTGCAAAAAGGGGATCAACCCCGAAAGCCGATACACCCTGTTGAAAATGGATGGTGAACAAGACATGACGAGCGAACAAACGAACACCCTGACTGAGATCCGCGATGCCCTCGCACGCATCTCCAAGGGAATGGAAGAAAAGAGCGACGAAAAGATGTCCTGCAAGGGCGCGATGTGCAAGGGTTGCCACATCTGCTCCGACAAGGACAACAAGACCGAGAAGGCGGAGATTGCCGAGCAGGCAGCCGTCGCCTACATCGACACCTTGGAGAAGTTCGCTCACGAAGCGGGCGTGGACCTTGACGGTCTGCGCGACCACTTCGGACTCGGCAAGGCCTACATGATTGGCGAGGACGGCGAGCACGGCTTCGGCCACCGCGGTCAGGGCGACCTTTACGGCAGTGGCGAAGACGCGACCCTCGCGCCTCGCCCCTCCCTCCCCAACGCTCGGTCCAACAAATACGTGATCAAGCAGCCGCAGGTCCCCGGTATGCAGCACCCGACCCCCGGTCCCGGTGCCGTCATCAAGGGCGGCCTCGACCTTTCCCCGAAGAACCTTGAGCGAGGCTACTCCGCCTACGCTGCCATCCGCGACGAAGAGGCCGTGAAGGCCCTCGTTGAGAAGGAGTGGTCCGAGCGATACGAGGCTGAGACGGCCCGCGCCATGGAAGTCCACAAGTCCCGCGACTACACGTCGCAAATTGCGGCCCTCCGCGCTGAAGTCGCCACGCTCAAGCAGGAGAACACGGAAATTGTGAAGTCGGCGGTCGCCGTCCCTGAGAGCCAAGTCCGCGTCCCCACCCATGAAGAGTTTGCTGCCCTCGGCAACGGACTGGATGCGTGGCGGGCCTTGGAGGATCTCGCACAGTCGAGCCTCCGCGGAGGAATCTGAACACTGAGGTGATATGATGAGTGGAAGCACTGGCTACATCCGAACGATTGAAGACATGGAACGCCTCTACTACGGGGCAGGCTCCGGGCAGAACGCTTGGGCCTACGCAGGGACCGATCTGCTCAAGGCAGACTCGCCCCTCGCGTCGTCCACTTCCGGCACCTATCAGGCCATCTTTGGCCGCAAGGTGTGGTCCCAACTGAACCAAGAGTTCAACGCCTTCTCCATCCTCCCCAAGAAGCCTTGGGAGAAGAGCGGATGGCGCGTCACCACCGCCAAGCCCGACTTCACGAAGGGCGGCGGTGTTCCTGAGAACGCCACCCTCCCCGAGACGAGCAAGCCGACCTTCGCGGAAGTCAGCACCAAGCCCAAGACCGTGGCCCACACCTTCGACCTGACGGAGACGGCCATGTTCCTCGCGGACAAGGACGACGGCCTCGGTGATGCTCGCGCCGTCATGAAGATGGAGATGGCAAAGCACCACACCGAGCACATCAACCGGATGCTCCTTCAGGACATCGACACCCCCGCAGGGAACGACTTTGAGTCGCTCGACCGCATCACGTCGTCTTCCTTCGCGGAGGCCTCGACCTTCACTGACGTGTCCGCTGAAAGCGACCACAACATCTACTCCCTGACTCGCGCAGGGGCCACCGCCGGTTCGGCGCAGTGGTATGACGCACAGGTGGACCACGGGACTGGCGGTGCCGAGCGTGCCCTCAGCCTGAACATCCTCGACGGCATGTTCCGCAGCGTGTGGGAGGCCGGTGGGCAGCCCAAGGTCATTCTCACGGGCTACGACACCTTGGAGACGATCCAGCAACTCCTTCAGCCGCAGCAGCGGTTCGTGGAGATGAAGCGCGTCGTCCCCGGCGTGAACGGCGTCAAGGGTGTTCCCGGCATTCAGGGCGGCTTCATGGTCGCCACCTACAACGGTGTGCCAATCATCCCCTCCAAGGACGTTCACAAGGAGACGGGCGGCTCTTCCCGCCTTTACTTCCTCGACACCGACTACCTGTGGTTCACGACGGCCAAGCCGACGCTTTACCACGAGTCGGGCATTGAAACGGGCGACCCCTTCGGCATCAACCGCTTGGGTCAAATGGGCATGTTCCACACCATGGGCGAGATGATTTGCGCCTTCTTCAAGGCAAGCGGCAAAATCCGCGACCTCTCGTGAGGATGATGGAGACAAACTGAACAAGGAGTGACCAACATGGCAAACGCAAACATTACAGAAGGAAGCAGCAGCGTTGTTCTCGCGCAGCGCATGTGGAGCGGAGCAGACAACACGAGCACGGCGTGGCTCCAGTCCCCGGTCGGATCGAACGCGGTCGCAGGTGCCCTGCACCTGCTCGTGGTTGATGTGGTCGTGACGGATGCGTCCACGGCGACGACCCTCGACCTCGCGGCCTCGGAAATCACTGGCCTCGGCGGCACGGCGACGGTTCTTTCGGTCCTTGGGGTCGAGAACCGCAGCGGCGGCTTTGAACTGCCAACGCTCGTTCGCGGCAGCGGCGCAACGGTGAACTTTACCTCCGCCTCCGGCACTGCCGGTGATACGCACCGCGTCACGGTCCTTGCATACTATGCTTGATTGGGGGTCGTCTGATTGACGATCACCGTCCGGTATAGTGGACACAGGCCCTACGCGGAACTTGAGCACAACGGCGTTCGCTACGGCTTCAGTCGAGGCCTTGAGCGGGACGACATTCCGCGTGCTCTCGCTGAACACCTGATGCACCCCGGCTTCACGCAGTGGACGGTTGAAGGACTAAATACCCCCGACCGAACGGCGGAGATGAAGGCGGTCGTTGAGAGTGTCCCTGAGCCTGCACCTGAGCCTGCGCCTGCCGAAGAGGATCTCGGAGAAGCGGAGAGCGAGGATTCGTCGTTTGATGCGTCCATGACCCGAGCGCAAATGATGGCTTGGTGCAAAGAGCAGGGCATTGAAGTCACGACCACCGACACCAAGGCCATTCTGACCGAGAAGGCACAGGAGCACCTCGGGGCGTGATGGTCCATGGCGATTCGTGGTGAAACGCTTTTCGACGGTGATGGGCGTTATGCCGGTCGCACCCGCGTGAACAGGCTCGTCTATGAGTTCACGCAGGCCGACCTGTCCGGTCAAACGACCGTCACCGCCGACGTTCAATTGAATGGCGAAATCCACAACATTCTTCTCGACGCCACCCGCTCATCGCTAACCACGAATAACGACACCACCGTTCACGGCGGTTCGTTTCAATTGCTCGCAGCCGATCTTGTGGACGGCGCAGGCTCACCCCTGCAATACGCATACCACGAAGTCGTCAGCAACCTTGACTACACGACGGCCTCCCCCCGCCCATACCGCTTCCAAACCGCAGAAGGTTCAGCCATTCACGCTGCTCCTGCGGCTCAGGCGAATGCGCTCGTCATTCGCGCGGGTGTGAGCGGCCATTCTTCGGCTCCCGAGGCCCCCAAGGTCCCCAATGCAGGCGGCACGGCTACGCTCGTGGACGAGTCCTTCCCGTGGACTGGCCGCGTGTGCGGGACCGTCCGAATTGAATTGAAATCGGGCACTGCATGGGCCTCCGGCACAGGCTCAATCTTCGTCGTCATTGTCTACAATTAAGCATAAATTGCGGAATGGATAAATAAGGGACTTACATACGGACAGGTGAGCGACATGGGCGTGACAGTCACACAACTCGGACGAAATCAAGTGAGCGGTAGCCGAATCACGGCGACGTTGAAGGTGACTTTTGACGCTTCCTACTCCAGTGGTGGTGGGGACAACCTCAACCTCACGCAATACGTTCCGGTCATTGAATCCGTTTTGATTGACCCGTCCGGCGCGACCGGCCACGTCTTCCAATACGATCGAGCCAACTCCAAAATCAAGGCATTCATTCAGGAGGACTCAGGAGCGGTGGGCGGAGCCGACATCCCTCTTAGTGAAGTGGCAGGTGCAGGGCCCATCGGTGCTCTCAACGGTGCCGTTGTCTACATCACGGTGACGGGCACCCGTGCTTGAGCGTCACCAAGGGGTGACGCAGCATGGCACGGATGCAAACCGACGCAATAGACCTCGACCTGTCTATTGACCTTCAACGCCGACGCCAAATGCGGATGGCTGAAATCGCAAACGCCGCAGGCTCTTCACTGGCCGAAGACGAATCCATCTTCAGCAAGGAAAACATGGAGAAGTTCGCTACTACGAAGCGCGTCGAAGTCAAGCGCAGCGAGCGGAAGGACTTCCAATCCATCGGCTCAGGGACTCGCTGCCTTTCGTGCGGAATGCTTCACTTCTGCTACACGCCCCGCTGCGGCATGTGTGGTGACGCCATGCACTTCAACATGGGCTCGCACAGTGTCGGTCGGCGGGTGGTCTGATGCCCCGTGCCTTTTCACCGGGGCATCGTCCTGACGCGCCCCTCTATCCCGACGAACTCGTCTACACGACCGTGGAGGAAGTGGCCGACTTCCTGCAATTGCCGCTCCCCGATCCTGTGGCTCTTTCAGACGACTCCGTGATTGACGGCTCAAACATCAAGTTCCCCATCAGTGGTGCGAATTATCGGCGGTGGGGCTATGCCGCTACCGACTCCATCCTCGTCTATGATGATGCAGACGCCATGGGGAAAACCTACACCATTACGTCTATTGCGTCCGTAGGCACTGGCGGCCAAATCTACCTCGTCGCCACCGCCGAGGGTGCTGAGTCGTTCACCACGGCTAACAACGCATACGTCCAAATCCAAAGCGCAATCACCAATTCGCGTGAGCGCGGCATCAAGAAGTCGGCGGTTGAGTCGCTCATCAAGAACCGCCAAGACTACATCGACAAGGTGACGCGGCACGCATGGCGACCGCGCATTGTGTCCGAGGAATACGTCAATTTCACTACGTTCAAACCCTTCCGACGCCGCTATTACACCGATTATGTCGGTGCCGTCTTCTTGAAGCACGGCGGCATTCAGCGCATTCTGAAAATGGGTGCGTGGCAGGGTGACTACTACCGTGAAATGGCCTGTGCCCGCGTGGGCTTGATTGTTAGCGATCACACGGTGCTTAGCGGTGAATCCATCTATTTGTGTCCCGGTGCGAATGGTGTTGCTGCATTGACCGAGGGTGAAGCAGCCACGAATTGGCGGGCCGACTTCGATCATAAATCGGCAGCCGAGAACATCGGTGCGTTGGTGAACAAGGATCCCGAGTTCAACAAGTCCGCAATTCAAATTGGTTCGCTGACCGCTGAGAATCGGAGCAGTTCGACCGCCGCGCTCAACGTCCACGACGAGTTCTTGGCGTCAGCCAATTCGGACAACGGCGACGGCGTGGTGGAGATTTCGTCTATGCGGAGCACGGAGGGCGGCGAGAACGCCACAATTGCCGTGACGCACAACACCGCCCTCACCTATGCAGGCAACAAATACACCGAAACAACGGCTAAAGTCACGGGCGTGACGGGGAGTCCCGCTACGTCATTCACCGTGAACAGTGAGTCCGGCTTTGTGAAGGGCTACGGCATCGTGTTCATCAAGAGCGGAACGACGAATCGCCTCGCCTTGTGTAGCCGAACAGGAACCACATTCACCGTCGTGACGGATCTCAGCGGCGACTTCGACGGCAACATCGCTGAAGACGACGTGGTATATCAGGTGCGCTTCAAGTGCGACATCACGGATGAAGAACGGCAGAAGTCGTGGTGGAGCATTGAAGAGAACGGTATGGTCGCCTTCAACAACGAATACCCCTTCTTTGAGAACCATTCGCTGCGTTTTGCCTACATCTACGGCGAGCGGTATGTGGACAAGTCCATTCACGAAGCGTGCCTCAAATTGGTGGTTATGGACATCCTCATGTCCGATGACTACACGGTCATGTTCCCTGAAGGTTCACAGAACATCGACATTTCCGCAAAACATCAGAAATTGGAGGCCGAAGTGCAGAAATTGCTCGTGCCGTTCCAAGAATCAATCATTGTCGCAGGAATGGGTGGCTGACGTGGACGAAGCCTTGGTCGCTTATTTCAAGGCCCTGAAGGACGCTGCGAAGCGTTTGACCGAGGCGGTCCTTTACGAAGTCGGCTACGAAGAGGAATACCTTCAGTCTATGGAGATGGCTGAGCGGGACATGGCTGAGCAGGATGGGCTGCCCTTGGATGAGGAATACCTGACGTTCACCATGAAAAGCCATAAGGCATCCTCCCCCATGCGTCAAAACAGGGACGCAGCGTTCAAAGCGCATGACGAGGTGTTGAGGGAATGACCGACGCAATCGAGCACGTTCGGGCCATGCTCGATCGGGACTGGTCTATCAGTCCGAAGCCTTCCATCCTCGACATCGCAAACGTCGAAGTGGGTGAGGGCAAGCGAGCCCGTCTGCAAGACCACGACGTTATTCGCATCTTTGAGACGGCGCACAATGAAGCGCAGCCTGAACTCTTCTTTGACTTCGTGAATGAGCACATCAACCTAACAATTGACGTGCGAACCATGCGCAGCAGGGAGCGGCTCAGTGCCCTCCGAGATGAAGTCCGGCGTATTCTCCACAAGAACCGCAAAGGCGACGGTGTGAACGCGGATAGGGTTATCTTCAAAACGAGGACGGACCTGTCCGACCGGAGCAAGCGTCTGTTCCGCTACACCATCCAAGCCGAAGTCGTGAAGTTCGCCCAACCCCTACCCCTTGTGAGTTGATACCATGTCCGTGAATACCGTCTTCAAAGGTGATTTGGTCGAGGTGACGCTCGGCAAGGAAACGGGTCTTTACGGCCAAGGGACCGGCTCAAACTCGGCAGGCGGCGGGTGGGACACCACGAACGGCTCGACGGACAATGCGTCGGTCATCAACGTCGGCTCCAACCTGTATTTCGCAGGCGAAGTGCCCAAGAACATGCTCGTTGGAGCGACGGTCAAGTTCTATTCGGCGGCAGGCAATTTCACCGCCGACCACTTCCCAACCACGAAGCGCACCTACTACATCACGGCCAACACCGATTCCACCATCACCATTCAACCGCGCCTCTCAACTGGCGTTGCGACTGGGGCTTCGGGAGACTACTTCATCGTGGACGCACTGCGCATCCCGACCATTGAAGCGGCCATGACCTACGCCACGCCGGACGATCGTGTGAAGACAGACCAATTCATTGGTTTGCTCAATTCGTTCGCCCTGCCTGAGCCGGAAGTCGATGTGCGAAAGCAGCACATTGTCGGCATGGGCCGTGATGTGAACGTGCTCACAAGTGGCCGCGAAACGCTCAGTGGCGGTTCGTTTGAGGTGAACGCGCACAACCTGCGTTGGCTCCGTTATGGCCTCGGCGGCCACACTGCTCTCGGATCGGGTGAGATGGCGCACCGCATCACGGGGACCAACATTCTCACTGACGCCCCCCTCAACATCAAGGATGCGACGGCCACCTACCGCGGTCAGCAATACGGCAGC